TGGATAATCTGGGAAGTCCTAAGTGCTACGAGCACGATCGACTGGATTCTCCCGAAAATCCAATGGCTTCTCGAGATCCTTTTCTAAGGAGAATTGAACCGGCATTCGATTCTCCGCCCCCCGCTTTTTTAATTTATATCACGAAATTTGAACGAAATCAACCGATAAAAACAGATCTAGATCCCGTGACGACCGATCCGCCGCATCCGCAATTCATACATGTCGTCGAATCTCCTATTCTCACGCTCGCGCGCCCATTTATAAATACTTTCGACGATCCACTTGATATTTTAAATGTTCCAGAATGAGGACAATTGCATCCACCGGAATCATTTAATCGCGTCGCTTTATGTTTTTCAATAAATACATTCTCTGATCCCGTCAAAATCGTTCCATTTCTACTATGTGGACAGCATTTTAATCCTAAATCGCACATTCCTGATTCCGTTCTGCCAATAAATGTTGCTAAAGCCATCAATTTTTTCTCCAATATTTTATAAAGATATTGATTTTCTATTCGCAATATGTTATTATAATTTTCCCGGACGGGAAAGGAAGTGATAAAGAATTGACGCCCAAAGAAGTCAAACGCAAAATTCAAAAAGCAGGTTGCTATTTTGTTCGCTCCGGTGGAAATCATGAAATCTGGAAAAGCCCCATAACAAATCGAAAATTCCAAATTCCACGCCACGCAGTTGATATCCCAATCGGAACACTTCGAGATATTCAAACAAAATCCGGTGTCAAGTTAATCTAAAAAATTTCAAGGAACGAAGGGGATTTTTCAAATTCCCTTCAATCCTTTTTATATAGATATTTTGAGAAAAATGGAGGGACAATATTGAAATACATTTATCCTGCGACAATGTCGGAAGAAAATGGATTTTATCTCGTGAGATTCACTGATATTGACGAAATATCGACATTTGGAAAGACATTGTACGAGGCTGTTGAAATGGCGGAAGATGCTCTGAATTTAATGCTCGTTGATATGGAAGAATCCGGCGATCCAATTCCAAAAGCGTCCGATATTCGCGATATCAAACTCGATGATCCAAAATCCTTTGTCACTTTTATTAAGGCAGATACCGATGAATATCGCAAAATGTTGGCGAGGATGAAAGAAAATGGGGCTGACTAGAGGAGATCGCGGCGGATTTCGTGAAAATTCGGGACGATCTAAATCGATCACTCTCGATGATCTGCCGCGTAAAAATTGCTCAACTTATGCATCGCCTGCTGAATGGAAACTTATCCTCGAGTTTATTCACATCGTGAAAGATGATCCTCAACGCGCCATTCGAATCTTAAAAACTGAATGAAAAGAGTTCCTCGATCTAAAATTTTTTGATCGGGGATCTTTTTTTAATTCAGATAGATACTTTCCCCATTTATTCGAATATTTCCCTTCGCTGTAATATTTAAATCTCCTTTTATACTCAAATTCATATTTCCACTCGATCGATCTAATTCCATTGTTATAGTATTTCCGAGATCCATTCGCGTGATATCTTGTGAATTTGCCTTCATTTCTGTGATATCTGTCGCAATACAACCTAATATAAATCCCGTTCCATCATCATCATTCCCTAAAAAACAGCATACTACTGTCGTTCCAATATCAATATTCGAATAAAATTTGTTCGTTTCTGTTCCAAAAGTCAATATTGGAAGCTCAGCAGAGGTTAATTCGCCATTATTTGACGTTCTGTCGCTAAATGTTACTCTAGCGCGCATTGTTGATGGATCGCAACTTGTCACTTTTCCGAGTCTGATTAATTTCTGCCAGCCTTGCGATTTTTCACTGTCATTCATCTGTCGCTATCTCGCGTAATTTCTCAATTCTTTTTGAACGTAATAACTTCTTTAATTCATTTTCTGATCCTTTTTTTGCATGAATATCGATGTATTTTTCTGCATCTTTGAACGTGATCAAGCACATTGTAAAGTCGTTGGGAGTAATTCCGAGTTGAATTTGTAATTTTTGAAGATCGACGAAAAGTTGTCCATTAACATTAACGATCATCGATGTTTCCTCGCATTCTTGAACATTTCCGATCTCTTTATACTATATCGTGTGATTGAATCAGCAAATTCCCTCAATTCATATATCGGAAGTTCAAAAAATTCAATACAACTTCCAAATTCATGCATTGAAACGCATAAATCTATAATTAATCGGCTGATTGATCTGCATTCTCGTCCAAAGTTCCGAATAAAAAATTTGTGACGATTAACAGTGTTTGATTATATTTTTTCAATGGCAAATCCAGAATGTCATTTGGATTCACTTTCAATGCTCGAGCTGCCAGTCGCGCTTGAAAATCTGAGGAAGTCGTTAGTACTACTGCATTGTTCCCCGCCGATCGTGATTCTTTTTCAACTGAACTGAAATCTCGACCGGATAATTTCTCGAGATTTTCTTTAAGTTTTGTGATATCTACCATTCAATTCATCTCCCAAGATTCCGTCGAATCGTCTGCATTTCATCAATCCCATCAACCTCAAAAATATAATTAAATTTGTCGATTTTGAGTCTAGTAGTCCCGTTTAGAATCAATTCAAGCCTCCATACTTCCAAAGTCACTTCTGTCTCAAGTGCTGTTGATGACTCAAATGTCCCCAAGTTATAGCTTTTCGGAATACCTGATACTAAGATTTTGACTTGCTGTTGATTCAGACTGCCTGTCGACGGATCAATGACTTCCTGATTCCCGTAACATGCCAATGAAATTGAATTATGACGAAAGATTTTGGCTTGATCTTCCGAGATTAATCGATGTTTCATCTTTATTTCGAAGGAATCGAAGTTTCCTGGAACTGGAGCGGCGAATGTGCCTCCAATTCCAGCTCCTTTCACATCTACCGTCTCCATTTCTATCGACGGCATCTCGATATCACAAAGTGAATATAGTGTGGTTGATCCTTCAAGATAACATTCAAAATTTGTCAGTGACAACTGTTGTAACATCAGCATTTATATCGCCTCCGGAAATAAAAATACCTCGCAAGCTGTAAACTTACGAGATACAATGACTAAATTTGGATTTTAGTGCTCAAAGATCGATCTTGCAACTCGAGATCGTTTTTTATTCAGATTCAAACAGTGTATTCAATGCTTCAGGATTATACTGAGAAGTGAAAGTAATGACTCGCGCAGGACTTGGAGGAGTCAACATTACACGGAATTTAACAATTCCATCTTGAAGATCGTTCAATTGATTATCCTCTTCTCGAAATTCAACTGTGCCGCCGAGTAATACTCCTTGAGCAGTTAATCCATCGAACCACATTTGCGCACTGTTCAATACTGCATCGATGAATCTCCGCGATAACCTACTATCTAAACGTGTCCAAAATGTGGTGATTAGAGTATTTCCTACCCATGTAAATACTCTTCGAACTGGAATCAAACAGTCTTTCGGATCGGCATTCGAAGGATAGACACTTGTCCGATTTCCCCATGCCTTCCAGCCCTGGAAATTCAATGCTGTTACTATTCCTTGAGAATTTAAAAATGTCGCTTGAGGAGCTGTTAAAAAGACTTCCGATCCGTCGGATTTGCACATTGAATCCATCTGCAAAAATTGATTCGAAGGAGATACACTCGGATTATCTCCATTTTGTGCGTCTGTATAATGCATTAAACTCGCTAATTGTGTCGATAAATAGTATTTCCTACCATTTAATTTGCAAATTCCCCAACATGCTATCACATTCGCATCAGATATATTCATGCTCGATTTGATACTCGGTGCGTCTGAATAATCATCTGTTCTCACTGTAGGAATATCAACGACCGCTAGTGAATTGAAATGTCCATTCAAATTCCGAGTCTTAGATTTCAATGCTGCGATAACGTCTGAATCCTGCGAATATTTCGGCGCGATCAAAATGCTCGGAACTAAATTGAATCTTGGATAAACTTCTTCAATTTTCTCGATCCCTTCTAAAATATCCGATGTTGATACTTTTGAAACATCAGAAGCATTATATTTCACCGTCAAAGTATGATCGACAACTGATTCAGCACGCACGATTGTAATAGTTCCATCGTTCTCAATTGTATAATCTGTTCCGAGTGTCAATTGAATTGGTTCAGCGACAAAATCTTCATCATCTTCAGATTCTGGACTTGTCATTCCACTATAAACTTTGACACTCGAAATTATTGCATTGATATCATTGAGCTCAGAAATTGAATTTGTTACTGTTAAATTCATTGTTTTTGCTGTGATATGCTTGATCTTATCAAATACATTTATGCATACTAGCGGACTCATATTATACAAATTGAATTGGCAATGTGCCGCTTCGCAAAGAGTGTATGCATCAAAGTTATAGTCGAATCCAAATTTCTCAGTAAATTCAGTGAGTGAATAACAAATCTCCGGTTTATTCACTGAAATTGGATCAGGTGACGTGCCAACTACAACGATCAAATTCGATTCCGATTCGATGATCGTTTGCATCTCCGTCTCAATCTCCTGCAGATAAATCCCGTGTTGATATTGCGTCATTCATTTCGCCTCCGAACTAAAAATATCTCGCAAGTCACAAACTCACGAGATATAATGATGAAAATTTATAAGAAAGGAATGGTTTAGATGTTGAATTTGGTACACATTCGCAACGATCAAGCTGTCACATCGTCACGCACCGTCGCTGAAATTTTTGATAAGGAACATCGTCACGTTCTCGAAAGCATTCGCGAAATTCTCACAGCCGAAAAGTCGGCAGTGAATCTTTTCTTCGAAAATTCATATTTGTCGTCGCGTGGAAAATTCTATCCTGAATACCTCATGAATCGCGATGGTTTCTGTCTTTTAGCGATGGGATTTACTGGTCAAAAAGCATTGCATTTCAAGATGGCGTATATCAATGCATTCAATGCGATGGAAGAAGAATTGCAACATCTCCGTTCCGAGCAATTTGTGCATATTGATAACGACGAAGATCGAATCGTTCACGCAATTGAATTCGCTGAAAAATTATCGAAAAAATTGCTATGGATTTCTGGATCTGAAGAAATTGCAAAAATGCAGGCTGTCGAAATTTCTGCCAGAAAATTTAATCTTGATATGAATCTTTTCTCGTTTATTCTCTCAAAATCTACCGAATTTGAAGTTTTATATGTCACGGAGATCGGGAGGATTCTGGGGATTGAAGCGAATGATGTGATTGAACCTCCCACGATTGAAATCGCGGGATTCCTGCTTCTCAGATCAGGATTCATCGTGAGACTATCCCGAGTCTCCACAGGCTTAACTTCCCGTAGTTCCTACGGTACAAAATCCTTTAAGGCGATCCCTTTCCTTGTACAGATCTGCTTGCTGATTTTGCACAACCCGATTTTACGGAGATGAGGTCGCTGTACCAACCTATTCTCACATAAGCCTACTGTCTTGCGACTCTGGTACATTTCGGCTTATGAAGACATCCTCCTTCCCTCAAAAATTTTTATGAGTTGATTTTTTCATGTTCTAAAAAGGTTGTCAATAAAAAAAAAACGCGTCTAACTCACGACTAAAGTCACGAGTTTGCGACGCGTCTTCCATCAAATTTTGCGACGAATGAAATTCCAAAGAAAATTTCGAAAAATATGGATTCCAATAGGTGAGGGATTAAAATTCGCCATTGCAAATCCATACACAAAATGGAAAGCGGCTGTAATTGAGCCAATCAAAAAGTTCCTGCAAGAACACTTCGACAAATGAAACTCAATCAACAACCGCGAAACATCTAAAACACGATGAATTCTAGCACTCAGAGATCGATCTTGCAATTGGAGATCGATCTTTTTTTTTTTTGAAAATAAATATCTGATTCGACAAAATAACAATCAGAGCGGGGAAAGATCACCCGAAAGGAGGTGATCTGAATGTTGGAATTCCTGACGAGCCACAAAGAGGAGTTGACAGTGTTAGCGACACTTTCAAACATCCTTGCAAATCTCGCGTGCTTCCTACACTGGCTCTGGAAGAAATTGAATGACCACTTCTACTTCTAAGGAGAAATGATCTGCAGTCAATTCTCCTTCCCCTCTCTCCTTTGAATTTTAACAATTTTCAACAGAAAATCAAGATCGATCTAAAAAAAATGATCGATCTTTTTTTGTTCAGAATCTGCGCCCGATCGAATATTGCGTCCTCAAATATGCGAATTGAAATGGATATGGTTGATCTGGAAGGATTTCCGTCGATATTGGCAATTGAAGTCTGAATTTATTGGCAATTAATTGATCTCTTAACAATTTTTGACGTAAATGCTCGCAAATATTCAAAAGATCAATATACGTTTCAGAATCCTCTCCAAAAATTCCGATCGTTAATTCAACTGTCGCAATTGACATCGCTGGACGTATTGATTCAAGCGGAAAATCTTCTATTTTCAACAATGAAATTAGAATCAAAGGATATAGATCTTCATTTGTAAAATTCTCATTTGCTAGATGTATATGAACTCCAATACTTTTTGATTCATTTTCCGACGATAATTGAAAAATTTTAAGATCAGATTCAATTTCAGATTTCAATTCATGAAGTAAATTTACCGGCGTCATAAGAATTTCACCATCTCATTTTGATAGCGATTGAACATTTTTTGAATAATGCTATCTCTTACTTCATATTTTGTAGCCATTTCTGGATAAGACGCGCCGAATAATTCTCTAATAGGAAGTCGCGATTTTCCAACTCTAACGAAGATCCCGCGATGTCCTGAGTTCATTCCTGCTAAAAATGCGCGAGAATTACCTCTATTCTCTCCACGTCGCACCGAATAAGTTAAATATGCCGTATTTGAATGTTTAAAATTGATTAGAGGGATTCGAGTCCCTTTGATATCAACTCTGGCTTCATGAACGGATGCTTTCGTCAATATTGAATGATTCTTGGGATCTCGTTCTAAATTGAATTGAGATTTAATGCCGGAATCAATTTCAGACTTGACTCCATGAATCGCTGATTGACTTGCTGATTTCATCGCATTTCGAATTTTTGCAGGATCTATTAATCTTGATATTTTCTGATTCGGCGCACTTACATTGATTTGAATCATAGCCTTCTCCCTCGATATGAGCTCAAAATCAGCCGTGTAACTCCAATCATATCCTCTACATTATCTACAGTGTATCGATTCTCATCTATTCTTATCGATTCTCCTTCATGCGGCAATGGATCTATCAAAATCGTTCGAAAATGCAATGTCATAAAATCTCCATGAAGTCCATCAAAATTTTGTGAAGAATTCCCAGATTTTTTGGCAGTATATTTTTGAAGTATGCATGGAATTAATAGTCCATTCACATTGTGAGTTTCTCCAAATTCTTCCAAATTCATGAAAATTTCAATGTCTGCATCTATGGCTTTTCGGAATTTCATATTATAGCCCTGGCAAACTTACATCTGAACCATATCCTGAATTAATTTCGCTTCCTGTTTCATTTTCTGATCCTGTTGTTACTTGATTTGATTCAAGAACATTGATAGTTGTCCAAGTATCAACCATTGTTGGGACGAGGATGCATCGACTAAATACTGTCAATGATACTACTTGCGCATCATGATTGGCTTGATACACGGGGATCATTCGCGCTGCATACGTTTTAAATTGCATTGATCCCTGTTCAAGAATCGGAATTGCTCCATATAATTGACTTCCTAGCTTTGGAATTCCAATTATCGCTTGATTCGATCCTAAATAACTCTGAAGATCTCCATTTTCGTCCTGATATGTTTCAAAATACGAATAAATTTCGAGATTTAGCGATTGTATGATTCCGATCCGCATGATCTGTGGTGATTCTAATCGCGGTTGCATCGTCATTAATGCAAAATTTTCACGACTCGGAATCGATAACCATTTCAAAATTTGTGCGTTATTTATAAGATAATTTGCTACATTTTTACCACAAATCATCACTGTCGGAATCATTCCTGCTTCTTCCTGAATTTTCTCCGACGCTCGCTGTATATCTCCATAAATATCTGCATTTGCTTGATTCCATGGAATTGACGGCGTAATTTGTCCATTCCAATCAAACGAAATCGAATCATCTCGCGGAGTTACTCCATCATCCGCAAATCCTCGAAGTGTCAATTTCCCCGTCGTAAGAATTTCCGATGCCATTTGATTCTTCCGATTCTCTATCATTCCTGACAATTCCGATAGATCACGCGCTTGAATTCTTCCAGCACGTTCTTCTGCGGAAAATGACGCATTTACGATATTTTCGCCAAAATCTCGTTGAATTATATCACTTGGTGACAAAATTCGACGAGCACCGAGAATTGGTGGCGAATATACCTTCATAACGCTTCCAGTTCTTCCAACATTCATTGCATGCGCTCCTGGGATAACATATGGCGCAAGTGTCCTTCCAAATTTGCGATATTCCACTGCTACCGTTTCATTTAAACTTGTCGGCATGATATTTGGGAAAAATGTATCGACAAGAAATCGCGCTGGTGGTTTGATTTGCTCAATTGTCTGAACGAGCGACATCGTGTCGTGAATGTCAATAAACATTGTACTTTGATTTTCTATCATCATTATACCTCCTGTGATTTCGTGAGAAAAATCCCCTGTTTTTGAAGAATATGCTCAGAATTTGAAAGATTTATGCTTGATCCAACGACTAATGCCTCTCGATTGAATATTCCAGTCTGATATACCGTTGTAACGCGATCTGATGAACTTCCAACGCCTTCAGTCGCAATTGCATATGTCGCGTCTGCTGTTACACTTTCAGCAGGAGAATATTCACCATTTGAGCCGCGTGCAAGCAATGTTCCACGTTCAGTCTCGACTCCAGTTGCCAATGACACGTTCGATAGCCATGGCTTGATTTCATGCCCTCCAATTAGATTGTCATATTCTACTGCCTCGCCAGTTTGATAAATTTTCAATGTCATTTTCTCCCTTCATTTGCCCATTTAACGACGTTCGAAATTGCCTGTTTTTTGACATCATTTTCTTCTAGCGGCGCGTTTCCGATGTTAGATGCGCCTGAATCTAAATAATCCGCCAGTCTTTCAATAAATTCTTGCGATTTTGATGGATTTCTTTTTTCCTCTTTAGATTGCGACGCTTCAGACTTCCCTATCGCGTCTAGATATGGCGTGATTTCTTCAAGCGTTTTCCCTTCCGATTTCGCCACTGCAATGATAGCTTTTGCCGCAATGCTTGACGTCTCAACCGATTCCAATTTTCTGACTCGCTCACGTTCTGCCATAACAGCTTTTTGCGCTATTGACGCTTGTACATCCTCAACCGGCTCGATGATTTCGTCGATGAATCCTAGATTTTTCGCCTCTTCTGCAGACATCCATGTTTCCTCCTCGATTAATTTTTGAATTTTTTCATCCTCTAGATTCGTTTTTTCACGATACATTCCCAATATCGAATTTTGCACCGATTCTAGTCCACGCTTGATTCGTTCGATCCTCTGCAAATCGTAATATCCAACTAAAAGTGTCGATGGTTCGTGAATCATGAATCGCGCGTTTTCCGGCATCAGAATTCGATTTGCGCCAAGTGCGATGATTGTTGCCGCGCTTGCACATATCCCATCGATTCGCACTTCTACATTGCCACGATCTTTTATCGCGTTATGTATCGCAACTGCATGAAACACATCGCAGCCATATGAATTGATTCGAAGTGTCAATTTGCCTTCCGATTTGCGAATTGCCTCATTGACTTCCTTCGAACGAACTTCACTTCCAATTTCCCCGTAAATTAGTATTTCCACTTTAGATCAACTCCGGTCTAATATTCCTTCTTCATATTTCAATTGTTCGACGTTCGAATCGAAATCCGCCCCCATGATTTCTGCCGCCTCCCTCTGACGCGTTGATAATCCTAATTCGATCTTCATTTTTGTGGCCTCTAATTCCTTTTTAGAATCAAGCAATGACATTCGCGTTCCATGCCAATCACACTTCTCATATGCGCTTCGAATCAGCGGATCGTCGAAAAATCGCGGTGCTATGATTCTATTCTGGCTTATCGCTTCCACTAACCACGTTTCATAGACAGGTTGCAAAAAGTCTCTGATAAACCATTCTCGGCGTGCGGAAAAATGATCCCATGCTTGCAACAATGCCGCTCGACTTGCGGAATAACTCGAATTGAACGTATGCATTAACACTTCAAACGGTAAATTTAGACTTGCACCGATTTGCTTGATTAACTCGTTGACAAATCCAGGGAAAGATGATTGACGGCTTGAATCGAGAGATTTCACATCGACACCGACTGGCAACGCCGCGATCGTTCCAGATCCTAATTTCATCTCCGAAACATCTAGCTCCTCGCGCGATTCTGACTCTAATCCGTTCAAATCCATCTGTGCACCATCTGAAAATTGCGTGAAGAATACTGAATAATAACTTCGTACAACTGCCGAATCCAACTCCGCAGATGTATATCGCGCAATTTGTTTAATCGTTTCGATAACTGGCGCAAGTATTGGAACTCCGCGAATTTGATCCGCACGTATGTCGTGAGAGATTTGCAGAATATTTTTCATTCCACTTTTATCGCCGATCGCTTTCACTCGATTCCATTCCGTGCGCATCGGGGCGTCATATCTATCATTTGGCACGCTCGACGCTATCCAAAATGCTATTTGACGCCCACTCTCATCGAGCTCAACTCCATCTATGATTCGATTCCCATTTGGGGCATATGCTATTCCACCGGTTGAAAAACTTGAATCATTTGGATTACAAATTCGATTTCCTTCTAAAAGTTGAATTCGCAATGTATACGGATTTCTTATCGATGGGCGTTGTCGTCTAAATACTAAAAATGAATCTCCATCAATTAGATATGATACAAATGCTATCCATTGCAGATCATAGAAGTTATTTCTCCGATTCCAATCAGACTCCGGATTCATTGCCCAAAGATGGAATTCATCCGCCGTCCTCCGATTCCATCGCCGACTTTCCTCTTGATTCAGTCCTAATATCTCGCCATTGATTTGCGGAAAAAGTTTCAATCCGCGACCAATACAATATTGCGCGATTGTTGATATCACTGCAGATCCGATCGGCGAATTCATTACAAGATCCCGAGATCGATTGCGTAATTTAGATAAATTAAGATTTATATCGGATTTTGAAGATAATGATATTGGATTCCATAATTTTAGCGTTTTTTTATGAGTAGATGCGCCGCCTTCGCTATATCCAGAATTTCTAATCAATTGGAATCACCCGTTTCGAATGACATGCCGCGCGATTGTTATCAAAATCGTCAAGACTAGCACCTTGATCAAGCAACAAATCAATCGTCTTGCGAACCGTTGACAGATCTGCACGTGTCAATCTCCTATCTCCTATTTGATAACTTTGTCCGGATAGAATCATTTCTTCCGCTTCAATATACTGCTTCAGACGCTGATTCAACAATTCCTGACGTGTCATGATTTTCACTCCGAACTAAAAAATCTCCCGATTTCTCGAGAGATTTATGCAAATTCTATTCAAAGAGCGGGGGAGATCACCTGAGAGGAGGTGATCGAAATGCTTGAACTTCTTCAAGAGATCTGGAGTATTCACGGAGAAACGTTATCGATGCTGGCAACATTCACAACGCTTTTCCAAAGTTTCATAGCTTGCATCCTCTGGATCTGGAAAAAGATCAACGAGTACTTCTACCTCTAAGGAGAATCGATGACTGTCAAAACTCCTCCCCCCGCTTTTTCAATTTTAACATATATCACGACATTTGCAAGATCGATCCGCAACATGATCGATCTTTTTTTTTATTCGATCGAGCGCATTTTCAATCTCTTCTTTGATTTCACTTCAATCTTCGGTTGAGAATTTGAAAGTTCTCTCCATTTTTCTGGAGATATTCGGAGTGATTTCATGCATGCAAGATTATAAACGGCTAAATCGAGCGGTTCATTCCGAATATGCTTTGAAATCGGCTCAAACGTCATATATCTTCGCCCGCCGCTCACATGCTCAACCAACTCTTCCGACATCAATCCTCGAAAATATTTTTCATCATAATATCTCTTCATTTTGTCATCAATTGGAAAATGCATATACTGCGCACCGATTTTTGAAATCTGAAGCCGACTGTATATCTGCGATTTCCCTTCATTGACTCCTAGTGACGTCAAATATAATCCATTATGATTGAGTGTTTTGTCGAGAAGTGGAATTCCAGATCGTCCTATCCCTTTGATCGCAAATCTTCCACGGGATTGGCGAGGTTTACAATATTCATAGACGCTCGATGTGAAATGCCCACCGGAATCGATGAACGTTCGAAGGACTTTCAAACTTCGATTGTCATCTATTGCATATTCACGATCTAACGCTTCATCCAGCAGTTCCCATACCTTTGCGACTGACGGTTTTCCAATAATTACGCCATATTTTATCCCCCAACGCTCTTCATCTATCCCCCAGCCTACTATCTCATATTCTAGACGTGTATCTTGTACATCTACCGCGGCAGTTAGTATCAAAACTCCCGATGGTATCTCATTTTCATACTCTTCGCGGCGATCAAGAAGGGCTGATATTTCCTTGATTTCCATATGAGGTTTATATGTTTTTCCAAGTCGAGTATTTATGACAACCTGTTCACGTTCAGGATTCCCGCGAGCGTCTTCATACTCGCGCAAGATATCTCGCCATTCTACCCATGGGCTCGAAAATCCATTAACGAAAAACGATCGAGTTTGAGTTTTACATTCCGGATTTCTAGGCACATACATCGCTGGAGCATTTTTTATAACGATTTCTGGGAATCTCTCGCCGCAATTCGGACATTTCCATTTGATTACGCCTTCATCCTCAAAAACATGCTCAAATAGAATTTCTGAAAGACTGCCGCAATTGGGACAAATATGACTCCAAATTTCCTGAGTTCCTTGATTAAATGATTCATCTATTCGCGATTCTCCGTCAAGTGTTGGAGTCGAGAATAAACCTATCTTTGCATTCCAGAACGTCGATGTTCGTTTTGACGCGATATCTACTGGATCACCTTCTGACGCTGCAGACAATGGAAATCTATCTACTTCATCAAAAAGCACTATTCTTATAGGACGACTTGCTAATCCTGCGGGACTATTTGCCCCTGCTAATACCAATGAGCCGCCTGGAAAGTACTTCGAAAGTATCGTTTGATTAGCATCTCGGGATTTTGATACACTTTTATCATCATAAAATAATCTAGATAGCACATTACAATCCCGAATCATAGGTGCTAATCGTCTTTTAGAATAATCTTGTGCCATTTCGATAGTCGGTTGTACTATCATCATCGGACACGGATCTAGATGCGAAAAACGCCCTATTATATTATTAATGCATTCACTTTTACCAATTTGTGAGCTTGATTTTAATACGATTCGCTGAACATGCGGATCGGTGAATGCATCCATTACTTCCTTTAAATATGGCGTTCGAGAATTCTTCCATCGACCAGGTTCGGCATTCCCGCTTGATATTATTCGATATCTCTCAGCCCAATCCGACACACTTAGCTTTTCTATCGGTTTTAATCCATTTTTCAACACTTTTCGAAGTAGATCATTTCCTGATTTCATAACTAATCGCCATTATACACTGAATCATATTCTTGATCGAGCATTGCATATATTGTATGGAATTCCGGATAAGACATTCCCAGAGAATACAGTATCTTTTTGATCAGATCGAGTCGATTTTCTGCCGTAAATTCCTCTGTATCCTCTCCAATCATTTTTATTACGTATTTCTCTAATATTTTTCGCGATTCTTCCGTCATTCCCTCATTTTCTCGAAGATTTCCTCCTATTTTCCCTAAATCCATCAAAGAAAAATTTATGAAGTCAAAGAGATTCAGATTCATTATTTATCCCTCAGCGATTCATTACAAATTGTATTATATACCATAAGTAGAACTCATATTCACCATAAATCGCAATAAAATAGTAATCTTCACTCTTAAATGTTTCAAATTCCGGTGAATTATTCATCTTCGTCGTCTATATCCTCCGAAATAAACACTGAAGGATCAAAATTCGACATTTCTGCCAGCGTATCCTCAATTTCTCGCGTCAATATCAAATCTATTTCGCCCTTCGATTTCCCCTCGATCATCGGTGCTAATTTCGACGGTATTGTCAATAATCGCGTCCGCAATTTGACTAGATCCTCCGTGACAACTCGCTCAACCACTTTCGAATCATATACATTTCCTAACGCTTTTTCGAGCTTTAATTCCGCAATTTGACGCTTTGCTCGCTCATGTAATGCGCGTTCTTGATTAAAATCTACATCATTATCGCTTGAATGACGTTGATAATAGTTTTTTAGTGACTCAAAAATATAAACTCCACCGCTACGATCGGAATCATCTTTTACTATTATCCCACTCTTTATCATCGCACTAATTCGCGGCGGTGTCAGTTTTAATGCCTGTGCAAGATTTGATTGTGAAGTAGTTATTTGCAATAAGTTTTCTTTGATCTTCATTGTTAAATCCTTCACTTTTTTTAGCGATTTTTATATTTCTAAATCTTTCATATTTACTCATGAAACGTTTATCTTGTCGTTCGTCATAGATCTTTTAAGCAATTTTGTCTCGATTTTTATACATTTTTAGATCTACTAGATCGTTTCATGCCAATTTTTGATGTTAATATTAAAAAATTTATTATACCTAGACAGGTATCGCGCCCATCCAAGGCTACGCGCAAATGGTATAGGGGGCTGATAGTACCTTTTTATCGTCACTTGTAAATATGAAAGAGATAATTCCTCATTCCGAATTCCGAATAGAAAAAGCCGTCACGATCGAAGTATATCGCAACGGCTCATTCTATAAAAATCTATAAACCACTCCAAGTTGGTCGGAAATGTATCAAATTTCGAAGAATTTTGCAAGTATTTTTTAAATTTTTTTTCAAAAAAGTTCGAGAGTTTGTCCGATGTATATCGCTAAATTTCGAAACTTTTCGATCGTTCTATAGTATTTTGTCGGCGTTAGATTGAATAATGTTTGAATTTCAATGGATTTTACTCCATTATATTTCATTCGCGCAATTTTCCCCACTTTTTCGTCCGATTTATCATACGTCTTCGATATCATTAACAAAATTTTCTCCGGATGTTTGATCATTTGTCCATCGTCAAGCGCAATAGTATTTAATTCCGATAAATTCCGAATTACAATATTTTCAACTGGATTTCCAAACATTCTATTGCTTGGCTTAATCAATAACCGCTGTTTTGGAGGATCTAATCGATATTCCTTGCATTTTCTTCGAATTTCTTCTTCTTTAAAAAAGAAATAATCGACAATTTTGATTCTATTTCGATTATGCATGCTTGATTCGCTCCGATTCTTCTGCACGTTTCGAATTATTCCATCTGTCCATAGTTCCCACCAAATAGCCTGTGATTCGCCGAATTCGCTCAAATTTTGGCGGTTTTAACTCATAATCGATTCCATAATTGCCATCAGAATTCAATTCAACCGTAATTTTTACAACTGGGAACTCCGATCGAGCGTTTAATTCATTTAAAATCCATTCCGCAGTATTTCGATTCATTTTTTCGATGGAAGTTTGAACAATCGCGCCGTTAATCTCAAATTCTTTCAATTTTCAACACCTCGTAACGACTTTTTGAACGCTTGTAACGACTCAGTAACGACTTTGTTCCGGAAAAGTCGTTACAATTTTGATTCGGCACTTTTTGCGATTTGAGACTGTTTGACTGAATTATCCAGAATTTTTATGGACTTTTATATTTTTTACCCCTTCGTGATATTGTATTTTTCTCCTTTTATCTCCTTTTTCCTCTTTTTTTCTATATGTTTTATTTTCATTTTTATTGATTCAATCAACGACGTAACGACTGTAACGACTTTTTCGGGATTTTTTTATACATGTATTAAAAAAAGTTATCTGAAAATTTTATGGTTTATCTTTTCATATTTTCTATTCAGATTATTTACAGTTAATGAAAAAATTTTTTACATCAGAACTATTTTTTGAAAAAAAGTCGTTATACTCGTTACAATTGACTATTTTGACAACTTTTTTCTTAGTGTATTCTTACTTTACTCGGTAACGACTTTTAAAAAGTCAACTCGTTACAAATTCAAAAAAGTCGTTACAGGCGGGAAAAAGTCGTTACAAAAAAAAAAGATTCGACGGATTTTTTTTGTATCCATCGAATCTCTAGTTAAAATGGAATCTTTTCAAGGGGAATATCTTCGTTTGATGGAGCATTTTCTTGATTTTCAGCGATTTCAAACTCATGAATGAAGGATAAGCCGATCACTCGCTTTGGATTCCCATCAGCGTCCTTTTTTATGATAGAAAGATTTTTTTTATCGGCAGAAACTTCGATGTCGCCATTCATTGCCCATTCTTTGATAATTTTTTGAGCGGAAAATCCACGTTCGGCTAATACTCGCTTTAATTCGCTCGGATTGACGTACAATTCATCTTTTAACCAAAAACCGTAAATTGGATCTTTCGGCGCGATTTTAAATTTGGGGAAATCTTGAGGAATTCCGTCGATTTGATTGTTTCCCTCAGTATAATCGTTCCATGGAGTAAAATGCCCGATATATGCTTGAATCCAGTCAATTATCGATGATTTTGCTCGATGTATATCTGAAATCTCTTCATTTGTTGGAAGTAATTTTGCTAGAAAATCGATGAATTTGAGAGTTGAATCCATCGCTTCGGCATCGGATTTTTCCAAAAAATATTTGTCAACTCGATAATGTGCACAAGCTAGCACTGCTATATATTCAGCGTAAGATGTCAAAATTTCATTGTTTCTCAAATTCATAACAAAATCGAAGTAAGTGAGTGATTCATTTAGTAAATCTTTGAATTCCATATCATTTTGGAACTCTTCTTTGAGTTTTTCAATGAATTCTGCACCTAAATGTCCAAAATTTCGCTTTGTCTTATTCAATATTTTTTTGCATAATTTTTGATCAAGAATAAGTTTTCCGTGTTTATTTTTGTAACCAATTACGGTATCGGCGCGAATTTCAAGAGTGCGCGTTTTGACTCCTTGAAAGGCGTTTTCGGCAGTTAATTCTTGCTCTGACGTTGTAATTAGGATTCCGTGCCAAGATTTGGTAGGTTTTGGCGTTCCATCGCGATTTAATCGTGCTCGACCTTCGCCTTCCGAAAATCGATGGACTATCTGATTTGCAATTTCTTCGCGACGTTTTGCATCTGTCATCTGCCACTCGTTGACGTTTGTTGGCAATGAATTTCGCGCCGTTGCAAATTCTTCCGCCGCATTTGTCGTTGCATTGAAATTCGCCATCCAATTCTGCGCGCCCCACATTGAATTTGCAAATTGAAGAGCCATTGATTTTCCAGAACTCGATGTGGCGATTAAATCTATTAAAAAATTGCGACAATCGACTTTTTCGACCAATGTCGCCGCAAAATTCGCATCTACAAGCAGTCTTGCAAACGGATATTTCGAAATTTCGCGCAAAATCTCTATCGATATCTCACGATCGCCCGCGCGTTTGATTTTTTCATTCGCCATCGGATCTTCTATCAAATACTCTCCTTTGTTCAAACTTGGAAGGATAAATTCTGCCCCGTGCCAGCCAAGTTTTTGATACATTTTTATAGATGGAATGGCGTTTTGATTGATTTCGATGAAAGAATTGAAGAATTCGCCAGCCGCCCCCGATTGTTTTGACGAGACTAAAATTCCTTCGCCTGGCAACGTCGTAACTAGCGATTTCGCGTCTGAAATGACATTCGGTTTGGCTATGCAAGTCCTCCATTTTTCGCGACTCAAATACGTCAATTCATAAAATGCAGGCTTGTCATTATCGGCGTAAGATATGACTCGAGAGATGACAACCGGAGTATTTATTATCGCTTTTGGAATTCTGCCGCGCTCGTCAACTATTCTCGTCTTTTTTAGTGAGAATCCGTTAGGAATTTTGAGATCTCGAATGGATTCGGGCGCATTTGGAAAGATTTCGCCCACTGTATCGGGATTGATCGCTCTTTTGACTTGAGGCGATATCAAAATGGCGCAAGGAGATTTTTTGCCGAGTTGATGGACGATACAAGAATTTGAATTGCAATGTTGAGGATAAAGAGTTGAAATTCGCTCGCAAGTGATTGGTTTCAATTGTTTTAGCGAATTAATATGCATTTGAGTCTTAGATTCGTCAAAATTCGTCGAAAATCGCCGCCTACATAGTTCAATCGCAATTTCTCTTCCATCGGACGCTTGCAACAAATTAGGGAAAAAATTTACAAAATCCGGTTGAGAAAGTGATTCAATGTTGTCTTTGCAATATCTACAAAATGAACAATTTTCGAATAATTTTTCCGCTGGATCTAGATTTGACGCGAGGTTTGTGGTAGAATCATTGCGACTTGAGAGATAATCCATCTGATCTTTCGAGATCTGCCGTGGATTGATCTCTTTCAAACGAGTCTGAAGTTGCGATTCAATTTCGTTTAAGTCAAAAACTTTATCAGACGCTTCAATCACTTTGCAGACTGGGGCGTCATTTTTGTTTCCGGATTTCCAGTTGATAGTTCCAGGCAGTCGGAGCATTCTGGACAAATCTGCCGTGGGATCAATGAAATATTCGCCAGCGTTAGATCTGATAATCGATTGAAGACGTTCGAGCATAGATTTAGCGCGTTTTCTATCGAATTCAGACGTAATTTTGAACATTTCTGAGAAAATCCAATAAGCATGGATTCCATATCCCGAATTTACGATGATAGACGGCGGCAGTTCCTTTGGAAGGAGTTGAATCGCCTCTTCAATCGACGGAACGAGTTTTTGAGATTGACCGTGAACAGGATTCGCAACATCGATATCAATCCAAAGGCAAGGAATCGCAATGATATCAACGGATTTAGCGCGTTGATAAGTCCCGAGAGGATGATCGAGAAGTCCCATTGAAAATGATACATTGAGTTGATTTTGATTCAAATTTTGAGCAATTTTGAGGAGAGAATCGATTTCTGACAATTTAAAGGAATTGGTGCGCTTACGTTGATTCTCATTAGTCCGTGTCCAGATATACGTGAAAAAGTTTTGATCGGCGTTATGAAAAATCCTATGCAAAAAATTTATAGGAGACATCACATCGGAAAGGGGGGAACGTCGATTCAGGGAATTTTCATCATCTTTGACATTTGAATCGAGGATTTGAGTTCCTTGAACATCGATGATCTCGGCGTCAGTATTGGAATTTGAAAGGGAGGAACG